ATAGCGTCCACGTCAGCCTGCTCTGTGATGTTCTTTGTTCTGTCGATAGCGGCAAGAGCCTTTTCAACTTCTGAGAAGTCCTCATAATCGTCCTTGTTAAGAGCCTTTGCGGCTTTCTCTGCCTTGTCAAGCTCTGTGTAGTCTGCTGACTTGTATGCAAGTTCAAAAGCCTGTGTATGTGTTGCGATATCTGCTGAAATAGTTATTTCCTTGCTGAGAGGCTCGCAATCGTCAGCAGTTACCTCTACTGTGTAAGTGCCTGCTGTAAGCATTGCAGTATTGTTTGTTATCTCTTTTCCGTCTACCTTTATTACAACATTTTTCAGGTCAGCAGGTGTTACTTCAAAATCAACTGCATATTCCTTGGTTGGCAGGACAGGCGTTTTTCCCTCAACATACTGATACTTTGCACCGCCAGCTGTCAGCTCGTCATAAAATTCTTTTGTTGTCATATAGTCATATGCTTTAGCCTTGCCTGCTTCTTTATTTGAACCGCAAGCTTCAACATCTTCTGTTTCTGTGAAATAGTTGTTTTTAAAGTTAGGTGTAGACGAGGAATCTTTTCCCACTATTCCACCGAAACGTGTATATGGCTTTTTGGCTGAATACTGTGAAAGGTCAATTTCTCCTGCAAAATAGCAATCACTTACAGAACCGCCAGCTACTGAACCAACAATACCGCCTACATCTGTGGTTCCGTTGCCAACCGGCGTGAGTTTTCCTGTAACATAGCTGTTTATGACCTTGGAATCGCCATACAAACATCCTACGATACCGCCGGCGTCTGGTGCAGCATATACCATATCGCCTGTGCTTGAACAATAGCGGACTTCCGTTCCATTCTGTGCATATCCAACTATACCGCCCACATAAAGACTTCCGCTGTCGCCTGAGATAGTTATGTCTGCTGTGTTCTCACAATATTCAAAAGTTGTGGCGTCTGCCTGACCTACCATGCCTATTAAGCCATAAACATATTTGCCGTTATTGTTGAACGATACATTTGACACACAATCAGAAATAGTACAATCACCTGCAAATCCTGCAATAGTGCCATAAAAAGTATAGTCGTTATCAGTATTTGTCACATCCAGATTTCCCTCTATAGTCAGACCTGATACCTCTGCTTCCTCGATATCGCCAAAGAAACCGACCAACACGTCTTTACCATAAATAGACGTAAAATCAATGTTTGAAATAGTATGACCGTTTCCGTAGAATTTGCCGCTGAAACAATGTTCAAGGTAGCCGTTTTCATCGATAACGTTTCCGATAGGCGTCCATACAACACCTGTCAAGTCAAGGTCATTTTCAAGAACAACAACTGCGTCCTTATTCTTGTCATAATCTCCGTTGTTTACCGCTTTTGAAAACGCCAACAGGTCGTCAACAGTTTTTATTACCGTCTTATTGTCGTCTGCAAATGCCGTTGTCGGCACAAACAAAAGACAACCCGTCACCAAAAGGCTTACAATTTTCTTTTTCATTCTAATTCCTCCATTATATTTTTCTGGGTTGATATTTCTTTTTTACTCAGAACAAAATTTTTCACGATTATTTTAACACAGACTACACACTTTGTCAATAAATTTAGCACAAGCGGTCAAAAATCTGCACAAGCGGTAACAAAATAAATGAATAATGCTTGAATTTTGCTTTGATGTGTGTTATTATATATTAAGAAATCATGTATAAGAAAGGATTTTTACAGTATGAGAGTGGCATTGGTAGACGATAATAAAAACGACCTTGCACTTCTTCATGAATATATTTCCGAACAAACCGCTCACAGCTGTCAGATAGATACGTTTTCAAGCGGAGAAAGCTTTTTGTCATGTTGGCAGATGGGAGCTTATGATCTGGTGGTGCTTGATATATTCATGGGGAAAATGACAGGGATAGAGGTCGCAGAAAAGCTTCGTGAAACAGACAAAAACGTGCATATCGCATTCGGCACCTCAAGCAACGAGTTTGCAAGCGAAAGCTACGAACTCAACGCCTGCTACTATCTTTGCAAACCCTTTCAGGCTGACAAAGTAAAAGCCATGCTTGACCGGATCGGTTCTGATGAAATTGATCGTATGCGTTCCGTTAAGCTTCCCGATGGTCAGAACGTGATACTCAGAAATGTTATCTACATAGACTGTGCGTCACATATCGTGACAATCCATTGCACAGACGGCGAAAACATAGTTTCAAGAAATTCTTTCGCTGAGATCGAGAGCATTTTTTGCAGTCATTCATACTTTTACACCTCCACCAAAGGCGTCATCGTGAATTTCTATGAGATAGCCCAGCAAAAAAGCGACCTTTTCATAATGAGCGACGGCACACATATCCCTATAAGTCGCCGAAAATCCAGAGAAACATTAGACGCCTTCGCTCAGTTTCGCTTCAGTGATCTGCGAAAAGGCGGTGAGCAGTAATGCCTCCTTTATACCGCCTTGTGGAAGTGGGCATATATTCCCTTCTGAATTTTCTGCCACTTATGGTGCTTGCCCTTTATCCCTTCCGGCATAGGCTTCGCTTTTCCAAAACAGCTACCGTGGGACTTGTTGTGGCTCTTTCACTTGTGCAGATCTTCTTAGGCTGGCAGGCGGCATTTTTCAGCACAAATGCAGGTCTGCTAAGTGCAGTCAGCACCCTGCTCTATGCGGCTTTTTACTTTTTCGCTGTGAAGGTCAAGGTCGGCAAAACAGGCTTCACACTGCTTCTGCTTTCAAATAACGCAAGCTTTATCGTCATTACCTCAAAATGTCTGGAGGGTATTCTGTTCCCGTCACTTGCCTATGAGTCATACCGCTGGTCGTTTTCCCTTTGTATGCTTATGACAGAAGCCGTGGTATGGGGACCGCTTTTTATCTACATGAAAAAGGTCTACACACCTGCGGTGGAAAGAGAGCCGTCAGGTCTAGAGTGGCGCTATCTTTGGCTTATCCCATTTACGTTCTATATAATATGGTACTATACTCTCTACGGCAACTCTACGAAAAGCAGCTTAGAGCTTGCTCTGGAGCCAAAGAACACCATAGCTCTGTTCTTTATAAACGCAGGGGCGTTTCTGGTGTATTACATCGTGGCACGGCTGGTCATCGAACAGCAGAAAAATCTGCGGCTTCAGGAAAATAACCACCTGCTTGAAATGCAGAACCTGCAATATGACTATTTGCAGGATAAGATAAAAGAAACAAGACGCTATAAGCATGATGTCAGACATCATATCGCTCTTATGCAGGAGCTTCTGAAAAAGGGCGAATACGATAAGCTTTCGGAATATCTCAATTCTTTCAGGGATTCTATGCCCGATATATCAGAACACATTTACTGCAAAAACACATCTGTAAGCGCACTCCTTGCATATTTTGCTCAAATAGCGGAAAGCAGTGGCATTGAATACAAGGTGAGCGCTGACATACCAGATGATATAAAAATAGACATAACCGACCTCTCTGTGCTTTTCGGAAATCTTATCGAAAACGCCATTCACGGTTGCGTGTCTGACAGTGCAAAGAATAAAAAAATAATAATCAGAGCAAAGGCTGACAGCTATTCCCTATGCCTGGCGGTGGACAACACCTTCACCGGAACTATCCTCACCGACCCAGAAGGCGGTTTCCTTTCCTCAAAACGCAAAGGCAAAGGGATCGGCACAGAGTCTGTCAAGAACATTGCCGCCAAATACAATGGCGTAGCTAAATTTGAATACGATGACGGAATGTTTTACGCTTCCGTAATGCTGAACATATGAAAAAGGCGGACAGCTCGCAAAGAGCCTCCGCTTTTTTTGTTTTATCGTCCTCCAAGCTTTACATTTTCAAATGTTGCCACAACAAATAATTCACATATCATTTATAAATTGTTTCTTGTATCTTTTGTGCAAAGTGCTATAATCTAGTTGAAAATACGGAGAGAATTCCGTATAAAGTTAATAAATCAAACAAATCGGAGGTAATTCATTATGATGGGAAGACTCAGAGCAATGCGTGAGCCGCTCAAATATGTTCAGGGCAGAGATGCTACACTTAAGTTTCATGAAGAAATGGGCTATATGGGCAAAAGGTGGCTGTTTGTATGTTCAAACAGTGGCTACAAAGCCTGTCATGACAAGATAGAGAAAAGCTTTGGCGAGCTTGACGATTACAGACGCTATGAAGTATTTGGTGGTATATCGAGCAAGGGCGAGATAGCCAAAATGGAAGAGATAGTAAAGGCTGACAACATCGACACAGTAGTTGCAGTTGGCGGCGGAAGCGCAGTTGATACTGCAAAAGCTACAGCATACTACACAGGCAAGCACATTGTTATCGTGCCTACAGTTGCGGCAACAGATGCGCCATGCACAGGTCTGTCAGTAATATACAATGATGACCACAGCTTTGACAAATATCTTTTCTATCCTACCAATCCAGACGCAGTAATGGTAGACACAACAGTTATCGCAAACGCACCTGTAAAGTTCCTTATTGCAGGCATGGGCGATGCACTTGGTACATATTTTGAGGGCAGAGCTTCCATAAGAACAGAGTCTGCAAGCCTTGAAGGCACAGGCATCACAAGAGCAGGACAGGCACTTGCAAGACTTTGCTATGACACGCTGAAAACATACGGCAAGCAGGCAGTTGAGGCTTGCAAGGTACACGCAGTTACACCTGCCCTTGAAGCTATCTGCGAGGCTAACGTATATCTTTCAGGTGTTGGAGCAGACAACGTAAACTGTGCGGCTGCACACTCGTTCTACAATGGCGTAACATCATTGGGAATCAAGCACGCAGACCACGGCTGTTGTGTAGCCCTTGGTACACTGGTTCAGCTTGTACTTGAGGGTGCGCCAAAGGAAGAGTTTGAAGAGGTACAGAACTTCTGCCTTGAAGTGGGACTTCCTGTCACACTCGAGGAGATCGGTGTAACTACACCTGAGCAGGTAGAAACTATCGCAAAGAACGCTTGTATCCCAGGCGAAACTATCCACAATCTTGCAGGTGACGTACAGCCTATCGAGCTTTATGACGCTATCATGCAGGCAGACGCAATGGGCAAGATAGCGCTGGGAAAATAAAGAATAGTGTATATTTAAAATGATATTGCCACCCACGGCTGATTTGGCTGTGGGTGGTTTTTTGTGCGAAAAAAACAGAGAAACCCGATCAATGGGTTTCTCTTCCTCTTTTTGCTGTATTAAATCATAATATCTTAGTAAAGTATATCTTCTTGCGAAGCTCAGTTGTCTGCAACGTCCATAAGCTCAACAGCGATATCGTCAGACCCGGTATCATCTGCATCAGCCTGAATATCGTCCGGCTTATCGTCCTCTATGAAAGCTCCTGTAAAATCAATACAAACATTCTCGCTTTTACCAAAACGAGCCATTGTCAGCAAATCGGTGACAGTCGAGCGTGTGACATGAGCGCCTGTGAAATCCATCACCACATTTGCAGAATTATCCTCGCTGTTTTTGCTGTTGATCTCATCACGAAGCTGGTCAAAATTCGTATCCTCAAAGTCTGCATAAGCTGAAAACTCTTTTGGCGCATAAAGCGTTGCAACAGCGTGCATAGCAATGAATACAAACCTGAAATCTTCGCAATCAAAGGTGCTGAAAGGTATCTCAAACAGCCTCAGCATACCCTCGTCGGTCTTTTTGCATAAAACAGGCTTATATCTGTTCTGAGCCAAATCGTAGGTGTATCTGTCTTCGTAAGCTTCATCGGTTAAGCTGCCGTCTGGCATAGGCACGATCTCAAAACGAGAAGTTTCATTGCACGTATTGCAATAGCCTCCGACTATCACAAATCTGAAAACATAGTCGGTATTTTTCTCAAGCTTTTTGTCACAGCATATCTGCGTCCAATCCCAATTCCAGTTTCCAATAGAATAGGCAATAACGTTTTCGCCGTCCTTATCGGTCACAAAATATTTAGCTATGACATTGTTTTCGCAGGACTTATCAGCCTTAAAATCTCTAGGGTCAAAATCAATTACTTTACTCATATTATTTACCTCCGTATTATCAACGGTCGGCTTATGAGTATCCAATATTCTTATAGTACATTTTTCACAGTCGCTTGCATACTCTGCCCGACCGTTCTTAACAAGCCCCTTAGCCCTTTTGGGATAGGTAGCTCCGATTCGTTTTCCGTTTATGTCTGTAACAATAACGTTTTTTTCTATGGGTATCTCCCCCTTGCACAGCAACATCAAATTAGTGCCTGCATTACACAGGCTTGTGTTTAGCTCCGACGCTGTTATTTTCTATGGGTGTCGTCCCCGGTCTTTGCTTAGGATAAGTTTAACAGACGTTCAGCCTTCTGTCAAGACTATATTCACCTTTTTGACATTACATACAATTGCGATCTTGCGGGCTTAGCACATATGCACAAGGGTCATGAGTACATAAAATGCCAGTCACGGCGAGTGATTTCAAAATTTATCATAACGCAATTCTATCTCACTGGGAACAAAAAAATCCGTCCGACCCAAAGTAAGACGGAAATTGGGTGCAGGGTCGAAACTTTCGGAAAAAGATCAGCGATTGATGCTTGAAGTCTCGGAGAGATTGGGCAAAGAGTGATTTTTGAGGCCTCGAACTGCAATATCAAAGTAAAAAAACAGCGTACCGCAGCCCCCTGCGATACGCTGTTCTCATATAAAATTATTTCTTTGTAGTCACACTCTTTGAAGCCGACCAAGCACCATAATACTTAGTACCCTTTACAGTTGTGTATGAACGAACACGAACGTAATATTTCTTTTTGCCTGAAAGCTTTGAAATAGTCTTGGTGTCGGTCTTGTTGTTTGTTATGGTAACTTTCTTTGCACTTGTGAACTTTGAGTTGGTAGCATACTGTATCTCGTATCCGGTAGCAGAACCTTTCTGCGCCCAATCCACAAAGAATGCCTTGCTCTTAGCTGTGAGCTTCTGTATCTCCTGCTTGGCAGGATTTATCTTGAACGTCTTTGTGATAGTGCCTGTGTAAGAGCCTTTTCCTGTGATTTTTACAGTGGCAGTGCCTATATTCTTGTTGTTTGAGTAGGAAACTGTATAGTCAGTGCCATTTTTCAGCGTTTTGCCATTGCATTTAACAGTAATGCTCTGAGTGATGTTATTGCCAGTGAAAGCCTTTGTGGAAATGCCCGAAACTGTAGCTTTCTTGAAGTTATTTTTGATACTGTAGGTCTTAGAAACTGAACCTGTGTAGTTGCCCTTGCCTGTGATAGTGACCTTTGCTGTGCCTACCTTGGTGTTGTTTGAATAGGAAACTGCGTAATCTGTACCATTCTTCAAAGTTTTGCCGTTTAGCTTGACCGTTACACCAGGCTTCTTTGCCTTGCCGTCATATGCATAGGTCGAATTGGAAAGTGTCACGCTTGCCTTTG